AGTCCGGTACCTTCGCGGTAGAAACGCACGTCATGACCATCAGCCATGCCATCAATGAAGATTACATCTCTGGTATCTTCATCAATACAAAGATTGGCCAATGATTTGTCAAAGGTGAATGGTGCAGCCCAAAGCAACGGGCCTTCCTCTTCATCATTTCGATCAATCATCCAATACAGGATACGCCGGGATGGGTTGAGTGCCTTGGCAAGTACTTTATCGCCTTCACTTTGAGCCTCACGTCGGGCTTCAGCCAATGGATCAGACCCTTGCTCGTGTTTGCTCAGTGAGAGGTAGGATTGGTTATCAGCTCCAATATTGAAATTGACATAGATGTCGTACCCGTAGTGACGGGCACCTTTCCATGTTGGTGGAAGTATCCGGATAAGGTTTTTTCCCTCTTTTGGTTTCCACTGTTTGAACTTTGGCTTGACGAAGGTGTCATAGTTGCCACCTTTCATATTAGCCCGTTCTTTTAGTGTTTCTTTGTCACGCTTCTGGTACCTGAAGCCACGCTCTTCCTTCTTAGCCATTACCACTCACCTTTCACATAGCGGGTTGTACGTTTGATCAGTTCCTCCTTATGCTTGAAGAAGGAAGCTATAAATGAGTGACCTAGCAGGTAAATGATGAATCCGGCGAAGGCAATCAAATATAGAAATGTCACGCCATCCATTATTTACCTCTAGCTTCTCTTGCATTAGACATACGAGCGCGGTTTGCGTTGTAGTGAGAAGCTTCCATGGTTTGGGTGGGTTTAATGGACGAAGTTTCATAATAATTGGCTGAATACAAAGAAACAAGATCACGCAGCATATAGCTGCGCTGTTGAAATGCTTCTTTGAGGGCAAGAAGTTTATCGGCGTAAGTCTTGGCTTTTAAATACGCTTGAAAAGCTCTTTTATGTTCAGAACTGCTTTGCACCCAGTTTTGAACCATTTTTTCGGTGACTTTATCATGGGTCTTGGTCAGTTTGTTGCGCCAAACATTATCCATTTCAGCATCTACAGTTGCAAGCTCTTCCTTGGCTCCATCACGCATGGCAATGGCATCGGTTAATATTTCACTGATGTTATAGAACAGGACAGGTTGCCTGACAACTTCATCATCAAGCATAGATTTATCAATAGCGAGATGCAGTTTAAGGTCAGCTAATGGGATCATTAATTTCCTGGAATGCACTCAGGATCGTTAGAGTAGTATGGTTTAGTTGTTGTAGTTTCTGACTCCAGTTCGGGGACTGTTACTTCAAACTCAACCATATGAGTGGCATCTCCAGAAGGATCAAAATTCCATAGTGGGGTTTGACCGTCTGTGAGAAGCTTGAACATTTGTGCTGGTGTTTTTTCATTGTCACCATGTAGGACATACGAATCGGTCAGTTTATCGAGGATAAGCACCCCTTTGATTTTGACGATTTTCAAGATTGACCTCCTTTAAGCAGTTCCTGCATACGTTGATAAGATACGTGTGCATTTTTCATGGCACAGCTAAAACAGATGTTTTCACTATTGGGGCCGTAAGGCCGCAAATCATCTATGTACCCGCATTTTTCACAAGTGCTCATAAAGGGCTTTCTGTATGGTTCAGCCATTTAAGTTCTCCACATTGGCTTCGATGACATCACGCCAAAACTCACGTTCACTGCGAGTTTCAGCTTGTTTGAGCATTGCTTTTGCATGAGCAATGCGATGATCACGTTTCCATTGACGGTCGGTGAGTAGATATTTGTAGAGGTCCATTTTAACTATCCAAGTTTAAGGCTAGACCTATTGAATAAAGAAGGGGGGCGAGTTTGTCAGAGCTGTAGTATGGGGTTTTAAATGCTTCGATCAAACTTAAAAGCCGTACCGCTACTTTGTCATTTTTTGTTCCTAGCAGTGCGGTGGCAAAGTAGTTGGATAGCATGATGCGGCAGCTTTCCGCTTCTTGTCCTTCAAGGGCTTTCACGTATCTGGTGACTTCAGCCCATGAAAGGGCTTTTCCTGCAACAAGCCAACGCGCAAGATCGATGATCTCCTTGCTCTGCCCAGCATCCCGCATAATCGCGCGTGCCTCAGCAAGTGTTTTGCATGAGAGACATTCTTCAAGATATATAAGCGCTTGTCGGGGGCTACCGCTGCAATTCTCAGCAATTGCTTCCAATATGTCATCACTTGTATCAAACTTTTCTGCATCTACCACCTTGATAAGTAATTCAAGAATAAGTTCTTCTTTAAGTGGTTTTAAATCATAGCGCAAAAAACGGGTTTGGATAGCTTTGGGTATCTTGGCTATCTCGGTGGTGCAGAAAGCATAATAGACGTGCGCAGGAGGTTCCTCGGTTGGTTTTAACAACACGGTCCATGCAGCCGATGAAAGTTTTTGGCATTCATCCAAAATCACAAATTTAACCGAGCTTTCACCTATCGCTTTATACATCAGCGATGTGACTAATGCCCTGATATCATCAGCTCCAGATTTCGAAGCACCGTCATACTCAATGAGATTGGCAATGCCTTTACCGGCCACGGCATTGGCTAAGATACGAGCTAGGGTGGTTTTGCCAGTACCAGCTGGCCCCACGAACAAAAATGTATGGGCTCGTCCATCCTTGATCACTTTTTTAAGTGATCGGATAGCCGTAGCTTGCCCCAAGACGTCATCAAACGTTTCAGGGCGGTAAAGGGTATGCAAGCTCACCTGTAAAATCCCCTTAACAGGGTTTGAATAGAAACACCTTCATTTTCTTGTTCAAAGGTGTAATCCTTGATGATCAGCTTGGCTTTATCATAAATTGAGATTTCTTTTCGTTGACTCAAAATATGATTTTTTAATTTTGACATATGATGATCAAGCATGATCTTGATCACATCTTTATCACGTTTGGTTTTCAGCCTTTTAAGGACTTTTTCAAATTGACTGATTTGATTATCTGTTTCATTGATTTGTTTATGACATTTTTGGATTTCTTGATCAAAAAAAGTATTGGCTCCTTTGATAAGGTCAAATTGATTAAGATTTAATGCTGGTTGCAGCATCGTGGCTTGAATAGTTTGTATAAGAAACATAGTGATACGTTGCATGGCAACAGATGTGATATTGTTGGGGTTATTGTCATCAACAATACCATCTTTGTCAAATTTGCGGCGCTTTTCAGGATCAAGCAGGATCAAGTGAGCTTGTTTGATATCATCGAATTCCTCAACCGTACCGCCACCATCAGGATGGGCAGTGCGTGCCACTGCCCTGTAGGCAGCATTGATTTCTGCTTCGGTTGCGTCTTTTTTAAGACCAAGAACTTTATAGGGATCATCGATCATTCAAGGGGCTCAGGTAAAAGTCTGCACAATCGCCACGATGGCGATCATGAAAGACTATGTCTCCCAATAATACGTAATCGCCATGCAGCAAACCTCCGCCCCAATATTTCGGTACCCATTCGGTCATCAACCTCTTGCCACAGAAGCCGCAATGGAACCAAACTTGTTCACGGCTGAATTTTAGGTATTTGTCACACTTCTCACACATGTTCATAGATCTTTGTTTGAGTAGAACTTCCCAATTTCATCCATTTCAAGCCAGTTATTACCTATAGAGCAACTGACAGACAAGGGTACATTGATTAAGTCATATCCCGGGTCTAACATCACCCGGTATATGATCTCAATTGCTTCTTCCAATATTTCAGGATCATCGGGGATAGCGAATGTCAGGTCATCATGAATGTTCATGATGGGATGGAGATGACAAATATTTATGTCAGCAGCAACAATAGATAACTTACACATAGCGCGACAAACAATATCACAAGCAACAGACTGAATAGGGTAATTGATAGCCTGTGGTCTGCTAAGCGGGTAATGATGTCTTCTGCCTGTTGGACTTTCGACATAACCGTTTTCATAATAGTCATTGACGAGCCTTTTTTGCCAAGTGTGAACACCGTTGAAGTATTTCCAGAATTCTGTGAACAGTTGTTTGATGATTGGTTTGGGTGATTCTACTCCAGTCTCGTTTGTCAGATAGCCTGCTATTGAATCTTCACCTGCACCAAAGAAGGCTGGGAACACCAGCTTGTTTTTGACAATGCTTCTGAATTTCTTCATGGTAGCTTTATCAGTGAGCATGTGTTTGCCACCGATATAGGCGGGATGCAGGAAGGCAGCGCGTTGCGCCCATTCCATGTGCATGTCATAGTCTTCCCATAACGCTTTGACAAAGGTCTTATCCTTGGAGCACATGGCTCCGGTACAACCTTCCAACTGACCAAAATCAAAAGCTACAAGGACATAGCCTTTAGCTGCTGTGATTTGCTTGCGCACCCATTCATCGTGACGTTTGGGCCAATTTTGTTGATTGGGTTCATCTGAGGATGTTCGCCCTGTTTCAGCAAAGGTGGTGTTAAAGGATGGATGGATTTTTCCATCAGGCCAAATTAGCTTGCCTTTACCAAATGAAAATTCATCCACGTAGGTAGATTTTAATTTGCTTCGGTTTCTGAAGTGCTCAATATCTTTTCCAATAGGATGACTGAGTTTTCCCAAAATTCCTTTATCAACTGATTCTTTTCCACTTGCGTTAATAA